GCTGCACTAACTTTGACATTGCCAGCAATCAATGTTTCAACTAACTCTACAACGTCTGGCCCCGGTCAAGACCCAAGCACAGCCAACAACGAAGGCGTTGTTTACACAATCTGGGTTCCTACTACCATCTCTACAAGCGCATTGAAGATTGGTACTAACGGCACTGACAAATATGTTGGTTCAATCACCATGAATGACGTTGACGCAGACGGCGCAGCATTGGTCGGTTTCTTTGCCGCCGCTGCCAATGACTTTATTAATTTGAACGGCACTACCACTGGCGGTGTTGCAGGTTCATGGATTCAGATCGTTGCAATTGCAGCTAACAAGTACATGGTTAACGGAACAGTCCTTGGCACTGGCACTGTTGCCACGCCATTCGCTAACTCCTAATCAACTCAAGGGGCTTCGGCCCCGTTTTTAAAGGAGATTGATTATGTCGATGCAAACTGATGTACAGGTAAGTGTTCCGTTAACTTCTACGGGGCAATTTACCAATCAAACACCTACTGCTCTTGCTAGAGCAAGGGTCAAAGCTGTTTATATGGTTCCGTCAGCCACGGCTGGAAGTGTGGTGTTTAAAGATGGTGGGTCAGGCGGCACAACCGTTATGACGCTTAACACCGTGGCTTCTGCTACGCAACCTACGTATCTTATATTTCCGGGCGAGGGTGTTTTATTTAGCACCAATGTTCATGGAACTGTATCAAACGTAACTTCAACCACAATTTTTTATGGCTAAGAAGAAAGGCCCCGTCCTATCAGTTGGAAGAGGCGAGAAATTGCCAATATCCAAGGGGGCGGGCTTGACTGCCAAAGGCAGGGCTAAGTACAACGCTGCTACGGGTAGTAACCTGAAGGCTCCACAGCCACAAGGCGGCAAGCGCAAAGACTCGTTCTGCGCACGCATGTCAGGTATGCCCGGCCCCATGAAAGACGAGAAGGGTAAGCCCACCCGTAAGGCGGCTGCTCTTGCAAGATGGAAGTGCTGATATGAACCAAGAGAACGTTGAAACTTTAAAGAATGTAGCAGATGGTGTAGCCGCTGTTACGGCTATTGGTACGTTGATGCAACTACTTCCTGCGGTTGCCGCACTGTTTACGATTGTGTGGACAGGCATGCGGATCGCTGAAATGATTGCGGGTAAACCCTTTGCTGAAATCATCCGTCGTAAGAAAGCTGAATAATTATGGCCGCCTCAAAAATAGCCGCAATCATTGCCAGAGAAGCTTTAGCTAAATTTGGAGACCAACTGCCTACGGGCGTTAAAGAAGCGATTAGTTTTGTAGACAGCCCCAAAAGAGCTATACAAGGTATGGTTAGGGATGCTATCAAAGACCGCATCAAAGACGAAGTAATGCGCGATTACGATCAACATCAATTCGGTGGCGGCAGTGGTGGTAAACCACGATTTGATGAAGAAGGTATGAGTGTTGAGGCATTCAAACGTGGCGGTAAAGTCAAAACTAAACCTGTAGCAAAAGCTAAAGCTAAAGTAAACACTGCATCTCGCCGTGGTGATGGTATTGCTCAGCGCGGTAAAACTCGTGGGAGGTATATCTAATGCCAAGCACGAGTAAGAAACAACATAATTTCATGGCTGCGGTGGCTAACAACCCATCGTTTGCTAAGAAAGTAGGAGTCCCACAGTCTGTGGGCAAAGATTTTACAACTGCGGACAAGGGCCGCAAATTTTCAAAAGGTGGTGATACTATGGCTTCCAAAATGAATCCCGGAATGATGGCAATGATGGCCAAGAAAAAATCCATGAAAATGGCCGGTGGCGGTATGCCCATGACCATGAAAGATGGTAAAAAAGTCCCGGCTTTTGCCGCAGACGGCGAAGGCAAAATGAAAAAAGGCGGCATGGCCAAGAAGATGAACATGGGCGGTATGGGTGGCATGGGCTACGCTAAAGGCGGCTCAGCTTCTTCTCGCGCTGACGGTGTTGCTACAAAAGGCAAAACCAAAGGCACAATGATTGGCATGAAAATGGGCGGCAAAGCCTGTTAAGAAGTCGTCATGGCAACCGTAAAACCCACAGGTACTGTAGTTAAGTCTTTAAAAAAGGCTGGGTTTTATGGCGCAAGTGAACCCAAACGGCTGGCTATTATCAACAAAGTTACAACCAAACCCCAGCGGATAAAGATGGTTGATAAGATGTTTCTAGCCAAGAAAGTTAAAGGCGGTACAAAATGATGGCCAGTCGCGGTATGGGGGCCATCTCCCCCTCTAAAATGCCCAAGGGTGTCAAGAAAGCCCGGCGGGACGACACTGACTTTACCCAGTACAAAGAGGGCGGGAAGGTAAAGTCCAAAGTAAATGCTGCGGGTAACTACACTAAGCCCGGTTTACGTAAACGGATTTTTAACAGCGTCAAAGCTGCTGCAATTGTTGGTACTGGCGCAGGGCAGTGGTCAGCACGTAAAGCGCAAGTTATGGCTAAACGATACAAAGCTGCCGGTGGTGGCTACCGTGACTAAGTGGTCTGACAAGCGCAAGAAAGCCATAAACTGTGACGCCCCAAAAGGTTTCTCAGAAAAGGCACACTGCGCTGGAAAGAAGAAAATGGCAGGTGGTGGATTAGCTAAACCGCAACAGTCTCTAAAAGACTGGGGCAAACAAGATTGGACAACCAAAAGTGGTAAAAAATCTTCTGACACTGGTGAGCGATACCTTCCAAAAGCTGCGATCAAAAGTCTCAGCGCTAGTGAGTACGCTGCGACGACCAAAGCCAAGCGAGCCGGAAAAGCCGCCGGTAAACAATTCGTAGCGCAACCCAAAACGATCGCAAAAAAAACGGCAGGATTTAGATGACCACTTCAGGAACCACAGCGTTTAACCTTGACCTCACTGAGTTGGTTGAGGAAGCGTTTGAACGCGCTGGTTCGGAGTTGCGTACGGGCTACGACTTACGTACAGCCCGTCGTTCATTGAATTTGATGTTTGCTGATTGGGCAAACCGTGGTGTCAACATGTGGACGTTTGAGCAGGGGACAATTAACCTGACTCCGGGTCTGAACACCTACGCACTACCCGTAGATACAGTGGATCTACTTGAGCATGTGATTCGCACGGGCGCGGGTAGCGCATCCACACAGGCTGATCTGACTATTACGCGTATCAGTGTTTCTACTTACGCCACGATCCCCAACAAATTGCAACAAGCCCGCCCTATTCAGGTGTGGTATCAGCGTTTGGATGGCCAGACTTCATCGATTGGCACCACGCTTAACGGCGGTATCACAGCCACAGATACCACAATCACACTGACTTCAGTGGTTGGATTACCCGCTACAGGGTTCTTGTTGATTGAAAACGAGACAGTACAGTACGGCTACATCTCTGGCAATGTGCTTAATAACTGTTTCCGTGGGCAAAACGGCACAACTGCCGCCGCACACTTAACTGGCGTGGCTGTATTCACGCAGAATCTGCCCTCTGTAACCCTCTGGCCAACCCCAGACAACAGCGTAACGTATCAGTTTGTTTACTGGCGCATGCGCCGTATTGATGATGCTGGCGGTGGTATACGCACGATGGATGTACCTTTCCGCTTCCTGCCCTGTATGGTGGCGGGTCTTGCCTATTACTTGGCTCTTAAGATTGAGAATGGCGCTGAGCGCCTGCCTGTTTTGAAACAGCAGTACGATGAAGCGTGGCAGTTGGCTTCTGATGAAGATCGTGAGAAGGCTTCGGTTCGTTTTGTTCCACGTCAGATGTACATAAACTAGTAGTACGTAAATGGGCAATCGTTTTGCATCCGGTAAGAACAGTATCGCCATGTGCGATAGGTGCGGCCAACAGTTTAAATTGACGGCTTTGAAAAAAGAAGTCATCAAGACAAAGCTTTACAATTTGATGGTGTGCCCAGTGTGTTGGGATCCAGATCAGCCGCAGTTGCAGTTGGGTATGTACCCAGTGGATGATCCGCAAGCTGTACGTGACCCACGCAAGGACACAACGTACGTTACCGCAGGCGTAAACACTAGCGGCAGTTTGACTGGTGGTTCGCGGGATGTTCAGTGGGGGTGGAACCCCGTTGGTGGGTCGAGTAATTTTGATGTTGCGCTGACGCCAAACTACTTGGTGGCAACGACGTTTGTTGGTACAGTTACAGTAACAGTTACTTAGGAGTTAGTTATGAAAGATATGACACAAGACAAGAAGATGGTGAAGTCCGCCATTGGTAAGCATGAGAAGAATATGCACCCCGGCAAAACGCTTACAAAGCTTGCCAAGGGCGGTAAGACCAATGAGATGATGATGCAGTATGGTCGCGGTATGGCCAAAGTTAAAAATCAGGGGAAATAACATGGCCAAGATTAACAATCTACCTGCTTCCGCATACGCCAAGCCCCACACCATGAGTGGTGCGCCTGTAGGCATATCCCAGAACCCCGGCACTCCCCCCAACCGCAGTAAAGCTGACACTGTTAATATGTCTATTGGCAACATCAGCAAAGCCGCTGGTAACGAAACCACTAAGACATCCGGTATTGTCACCCGTGGTAACGGTGCGGCAACCAAAGGCACAATTGCCAGAGGCCCGATGGCATGAATTACACGCAACTCAGCAACGCGATCCAAGCGTACACGGAGAACACGGAAACAGATTTCGTGGCTAATATCCCCGTGTTCGTTACGCAGTCTGAGCAGCGTATTTATAACTCGGTTCAGTTCCCGTTTCTCCGCAAAAACGTGACAAGCACCA